TAAGTCACATGATAACAGATTGTTGGATGGATGGCCCAAACGGTTATGGCAAGTTAAAAATTTTACCAACTCCTATGGGAAAACTAGTTGAAACAATGCTGGAAAGCGGCGTTAAATTAGGTGTTTCCAGTAGGGGCTCTGGTAACGTTTCAGAAGACGGAGGCAATCAAGTCTCCGACTTTGAAATTATAACAGTTGATGTCGTGGCGCAACCAAGTGCGCCAGGCGCTTACCCAACACCAATCTACGAGCATTTAATGAATGCACGTGGCGGAATGAAGGCATACGAAATGGCACAGGCAACAAAACAAGACCCAAAGGCACAAAAGTATCTAAAGGAATCGCTAGTGAATATCATTAGCAAACTCCAATAACGAGGAGAAAATAATATGTTGGATGCACTAAAAACACTTTTCGAAAACGATGTAGTTACGGAAGAAGTGCGCAACGAAATTCAAGAAGCTTGGGACGCGAAGATCAAAGAGAATCGCCAGCAAGTAACATCAGAGCTACGTGAAGAATTTGCCAAGAAATATGAGCATGACAAAGGTACAATGGTTGAAGCCATTGATACTCTTGTATCAGAACGTTTAGCAGAAGAAATTGCTGAGTTTGCGGATGACCGTAAACAATTAGCAGAAGCCCGTGCAAAATATGCAGTTGCTCAGCGTGAAAACGCAGAGAAACTAAAAGGATTTGTTATGGAGCAACTAACTAAAGAAGTTGGTGAGCTACATGAAGATCAAAAAGCAATGGCGGTTAACTTCGGCAAGCTAGAAGAATTTGTTGTAGAAGCACTTGCAAAAGAACTTGCAGAGTTTAACGAAGACAAAAAAGATTTAGCAGAAACTAAAGTACGTTTAGTACGTGAAGCTAAAGAACACTTCAAGAAAGTTAAAACTAACTTTGTTGAAAGAAGTGCTAAAGCAGTATCAGAAACAGTTGACAAAGCTCTTAAAGGAGAAATTGGACAACTTAAAGAAGATATTGAAGAAGCACGAAGAAACGATTTTGGGCGTAAACTGTTTGAAGCATTTGCTTCAGAATACGCAGGAAGCTACCTAAATGAAGCGTCAGAAACCGCAAAACTAATTAATGTTATCGCTATGAAAGATAAGCAAATTAGTGAAGCAAAAACATTTGCAACTAAAGCTAAAGCATTAGCAGAATCTCAGGCAACTGAGAAGAAGCGTTTAGTAGAAGCGGCAGAAAGAAAAGACGTACTTAATGAACTTACTGGACCTTTATCAAAAGACCAGAAAGAGATTATGACAGACTTACTGGAATCTGTACAAACAGCAAAACTACGTTCTGCGTTTGACAAGTACCTACCGGCAGTAATAGACGGGAATACTCCAGCCAAAAAGGCAATTTTATCAGAAGGCAAAGAAGTTACAGGCAACCGTGAACAAAGTTCACAAACTAACGTTAGTAGACAAGCAGACGCAGAACAATTCAACAGAAATGTTGTAGACATTGTGCGTTTAGCTGGAATATAATTTAAGGAGATATGAAATGTCAGAACTACTAGAAAGTCGCTGGCAGGAGACCAAAGGTGCACTAGTTGAAGGATTAACAGGAAATAAGAAATCTGTTATGGAAGCAACACTTGAGAATACTAGAAAGTATTTGTCAGAGAGTGCAACAGCAGGTGCAACTTCTGCAGGCAACGTAGCAACTCTAAATAGAGTTATTTTACCAGTTATTAGACGTGTAATGCCAACTGTGATCGCGAACGAGATCGTTGGTGTTCAGCCTCTGACAGGACCAGTGGGTCAAATCCACACATTACGAGTACGTTACGCTGATGCCTTTACAGGTACAGCAGGCGGATCAGCGGCAGCAGGCGAAGAGGCTTTAAGCCCATTCAAAATTGCTGAAGGCTATTCAGGTAATGCAAATGGTAAAGCAGATCCAACAGCATCAAAAGAAGGTGTTGCTGGTAACAGACTAAGCATTCAGATTCTAAAACAAACAGTAGAAGCTAAGACACGTAAATTGTCAGCTCGCTGGACGTTTGAATCTGCACAAGATGCGCAGTCACAACACGGTATTGATGTTGAAGCAGAAATCATGGCAGCTCTTGCACAAGAGATTACAGCTGAGATTGATCAAGAAGTATTAACTTCATTAGCATCATTAGCAGGTACAGGTACTGATACTTACAACCAAGCTGGTGTAAGTGGTACTGCAACATTCGTCGGTGACGAACATGCGGCATTAGCTGTATTAATTAATAGAGCGGCAAACAGAATTGCACAAAGAACACGTAGAGGCGCAGGTAACTGGGCTGTTGTTTCTCCAGCAATTTTAACTGTCCTTCAATCAGCAACAACTTCAGCGTTTGCAAGAACAACTGAAGGTACGTTTGAAGCACCAACTAATACTAAAATGGTTGGTACATTAAACAATGCTATGAAGATCTATGTTAATACATATGCGGCAGACGACGATGTACTAGTTGGCTACAAAGGCTCAAGTGAATCAGATGCGGCAGCATTCTATTGCCCATACATTCCGCTAATGAGCTCAGGTGTTGTACTAGACCCAACTTCATTCGAACCAGTTGTATCATTTATGACTAGATACGGATATGTTGAGTTAAACAACACAGCGTCATCTTTAGGTAACGCGGCTGATTACGTTGAAAAAGTTGAAGTGAATAGCAACAACTTATCATTCTCGTAAGCAGAATATAGTTTTTAACTATACTAAAGGGCGGCTTAGGTCGCCCTTTTTTTATGGCTAACCATTCGGTATATGGTTAAATACCGCAGAAGAAACCCCTAACTATTTTCGAAAGGAAAATAAAAATGAAACGGACTATAGTTATTCTGTCTGCTCTTTTCGCTTTGATATCATTTCAAGCATTTGCAGACACAAAGACTCTTGAAGAAAGAGTTACTGATTTAGAAAAGTCAGCACCAACGTTACCAACAGGAATGTTTGTTAACGGAAACATTGAAGTATTTTACGACCCAGATACTTACGATTCAGATTTTGATACACGAGCAGAAGTGTTTGTAGGACTACAATCTGAACTAGACGGTCCTATTGATTGGGCAGGAGCAAGTACTAGATTTGATTCTCAATATTCATTAGACACAACATTAAACAATACTATTGTTGAAAAACAAATTGGTGTTGGTTTAGGAAATACTAGACTTTATGTAGGCGAAACAGATGCACAAAGATTAGGATTTGCTAAGACAGCTAAAATTGGTTTACCACTTATTATTACAGAAGCTAATAGTAGAATTGATCATAACGAAAAGATCGTACTTACTTTTGGCGGATGGAACAACAATAATGAATTTGACTTTGATGAACATAGACTAAAAAGAGATCTACCATTTGGTTTTGCTGTAGGTTATGATGCAGAAGCAAGTACAATATACTTAGGTGGTACTGTAAGTTTAGCAGGTTATGCAGAACTATCATACATGCAAATTGGTAATAAAAATAACATCACTAACAATGAATTAAATCAACAAGGTGTTGCTGTAGGTTCGCAAGTATTGCGTAGATATGGCATTCCGGTAGGATTTGGTGTTGAAGTATGGGACGACAAAAATACAGGATTAGCAAAAGATGATCGTGTTGACTTTGGTGTTATGTACAACTATTCTAAAGAAGTAATGTTTACAGCACATAAAGTATTAAATGATGACCTTGGAACTGATGGTACATATCTTGGTGTAGTACATACAGCAGGACCTGTAGAAACAGGATTCTACTATCATACAGATGTTACTAATACAAGTGTATGGACAGGTGTAACAACTGAACGCGATGACAGTATTAAAGCTACTCTTAAGTATAAGTTTTAATAAATAATATTACGTTCAGCCAATAGGCCGGGAGTAGCATAAGCGAAGGAACGCACTTAACCCTTTAACGAGGAGAGTGTTATGGATAATTACACGCTTTGGTGCTTTCAACAAATCATTAAACAGCACCACATAAAAAAAGTTAACTTTTTATTAAAAAAGAGGTTGACTTCTGCTTAATAGTTTGTTATATTAAGTACATAAGTTAGACGACGGTGTAACTTAGATAGTGCAAGGAAGAGGTGTTACAGGCACCGAACTTGACGAGTAGCTGTAGTGGCATTGCATGACTGTGGAGACATGGAGATGTATTTTCGAACGTAACTGTTTGATGCGAGGTTTGCGGGAAAAACAGACAGACTGTTAACCGCATTGTTGGTATTCTGAAGTCCAACCTATCACTTTTATTTAAAGCTCGATACTTAATTGTGTCGAGCTTTTTTCTTTTATGATAAATACATATGTCAAATAGTGTGCCGCAAGGCGGACTTATGCTGTTTAACCCACAGCGTAGCTCATAGAACGGGCATAGGACTACTTAAATAGGAGAAAAAAAATGGGAAGACCACTTAATAAAAGATTATTCAGCGAACCTACAGCAGGCGGATCTGAAATCAAAGTAAACTTTCATAACGGCACAGCAGTTAAAGAAGGTTATATTGTAAAGCAAAAAGCTTCAAAGAAATTTGTATGTGAAGAAATTGGCACAGGCGGCGAATTTACTTGTGTACTAACAACTGATAAATTACCAGCGGCATTAGCGGCAGGTGAAATGTCTATTTCATTCAAAATGGATGATGAAGAAACATACACAGTAAGTAAAATTTCTGGACGTAAAGCAACATTGTCAGCACCAAGTGCAACAGGCGCAAACGCTTATGATGGAAAAAGTGTTCCATGGAACTTTGCGGCATCTACAGCAGATGGAGCGGCACAAGTTGAAGAAGCTGGTGACGATAACACACTAATTGGTACTGATGACGACGACTTCACAGAAGACGCATAAGGACTAGTGTAATGGGACATCCAGTAAATGTTTTTTGGGAACTTTTAAAGAATCTAAAAGACCTGGTTGTTTCAGTAAAAATTGGAAGCTCTGAAGCAGTTCCTCATGGTGCTGTTTTAGAGCAACTTAGCAATACAAAGTTTAAAGTTGAAGACGGAGAAGGAAATCAAGGCGTGTGTGAATTAGTTAACAAACATACAGAACAATTACTAGACAATGAAATGTCTATTCTTGGATTTGTATTAAACAGTTCAGCGTTTGTGTATATTGCTTCAATAGTCAACAACATTATGAATGACTTTACAAACAAAGAATATACTTGGCATTTAGATAATGATTCTACAACCAATGTATTAATATTAACAGGAAAGCTATAGATGTCAAAGTTTTTAAATATAGATGGCGACTATAAAATTTCAGTCACTGACGGTGGAGAGATTAGACTCGATCCAGGCACTGATGGTAAAGTAAAAATCATTGGCGACTTAGAAGTTGATGGTGATCAAACTATTATCAATAGTTCTACTCTTGTAGTAGATGATCCGTTTGTTACAGTAAACCAAGGCGGCGTGTCAGGAGGAGTAGTAAACAACTCCGAAGGTGATGTTGCAGGTATACAAATTGACAGAGGTGGAAGTGATGCATTTTGGGTATACGATGAGCAAGGACTTGCTGATCCAGTATTCATAGGTAGAACAGGTAGTCCGTCAACAGGAACTATAGTTGATCTTAGAACATCAAGAATACAAACAGGCGGTGCTGATCTTAAATTAATTAATGACGGTACTGGTATTGTTACTGTAGAAGGTTGTACAGATTATGAAAAACAAATATTTGAGTATGACGGTTCATTAGTTGACTTTACTGTTAACCCAGTATTAAAAGCAAATCAACATGATACATTAGTAAATGCAAAAGGTGTTGTTGATTATGTAGATGGCTTCTTTGTTGGTAAATTCCAAAACAAAATTGAATCATTAGACACGTTTGTTGTTGTACATGATAGTGATGCATTTGCAATAGACGAAAGTGCTATTGAATTTACTATTGATAATACACCAGCGGCAAAGTTCTTTAATAACAGAGCAGAGCTACAGCATTTAAGAATTCAAGACACAACAATCGAAACTACATCAAGTAATGCAGATTTAGTTTTAAGCGCACCTGGAACGGGTAATGTACAAATCAATGACGTTTTGTATATTCCACAAGGTCCATATCAAGATGATGATGGAACAGGCGGCGGAGGTATACCAAACTTTGGTGTAGATGCGGATACAGCCAATCCGGATGCTCCAGGAGATGGTATTAAATTATACAGTAAAGCAGAAGGTGCGGCAGGCTCTAGCTTATATTTCATCAATGGCGGATCAGTGCAAGATGAATTGGTAAGTAAAAAGAAGGCACTACTGTTTTCGATGATATTATAAAGGAACAAAAATGGCAATAGTTAATACACAAATTGGCGGTAGCTTTACAGACATACTAACAGTTCCTAGCTCATCTAGCGACCCTAACTACAATCTAGGTGGATTCGCTGTTACGACTATTATGTTCTGTAATACAGCGCAAAACCCAGAGTTAGAACTCTACACAGACGGCGGCGACACATACTTAGATGTACATGTGTGTCCAGGCGGTATTGCCGCAGGAGACGGAAATATGATTTTAAATAATATTCCTATTCCAGCAGGCGAAACATTTTCAATGGACAGTGAGAAGTTGATTTTAGCACCAGGTGATATTGTAAGATGTTCAACTACATCTCCAACTAATATTACTGCAACAGTAAGTTACATACCGGTATAATGAGATACGTTAGAAGACAAACAACCGCTAACAGGTTTATTAGAAACAACAGAGGCATACATATGACCGCTGTTGATAAAGAAATTATTCTTGACAGTGAAAACGTAGTTATGGTTCCAAAAGGCCGTACAGAAGATCGTCCGCAAAATCCAAAAAACGGACATATGCGTTATAACACTGATGATAACAGATTTGAAGTGTATGAAGCAAACGAATGGAACGGTATAAGAAACGCGGCTCCATCAGCTTATGCACCTATTACTATACAAAACTTAGGTAACGGTGATGCAAGTGAAACAGTATTTGGTCCACTTAATAGCGGAGACCCTTTTTATCCTGTACCAGCCGCGGCACAAAACGTTTTAGTATTTGCTGAAAACGTCTTTCAATTACCTATTACAAACTACACACTTGTACAAAATCCAGCAGGAAAAACAGCAGGTTATTATTTACAATTTGCATCACCAGTTGATGCAGGCAAACCTGTAACAGTAATACATAACTTCGATAAGTAAATTCAATAAATACTGTGTCAGGGAGATTATTGAGTGGCACAAGTAGGTAGAATATCCGGTCCGTTATTAGAGGAAAACCTTTTAAGGCAAGGCATTGCCAACGGAACCCAAGCCAATTTAAGTTTTAAAAACACCAACAGTGATACTACACTTCTAAAAGTTGATGTAGCAAACGGTCGTATTGGTGTAGACTTAGAAGCAGTTGCTAACGAACTACAAGTATCTCAAACTATTCAAACAACTGATTTATTATCAACTACAAGTAATGCAGGTGTTGCTAACTTTACAATTATCGGCAACAATATTGATGCTATTAATAACCAAGCAATTTATTTAGATGCTGGTGAACATATACAACTGTCTAATTTAGAAACAGAACAGTTTTATATTAGTGATAATTACATACTTACTAAAGACACAAATACTGACATTGATTTAAAATTTAATGGTACAGGTGAATTAGATATTAAATCTAATTTAGAAGTATTTGGTGATATACATGCACAAGGTAATGTTACATTTGACGGCAATATTACATTTGGTGATGCAAATACAGATAGTATAGATCTTAACGCAGATACTGCTGATGACATTATTCCTGATACAACAGATACTTACACACTAGGTAGTACAGGATATAACTGGAACACTTTACATACTGAATTAGTTAACGGACAGTTAATTACTACAGGACTAGTTAATGTAGGAAATGTATTTCTTGATTCAAGACAAGGAAATATATTTTATGTTGCCAAAGGTGGTAACGATACATACACAGGAGATCATCCACAAGCACCGTTACTGACTCTTAAAGAAGCACTTGATCGTTGTGATGCAAGTACAACAGGTCCTGTAACTGTGTTTATGTATCCAGGCGAATATGAAGAAATATGTCCGTTAGAAGTTCCTGACAATGTTAGTATTTTAGGTAATGATATAAGAAATGTTATTATTAAACCTACAGCAGGTACTAATGATAAAGATATCTTCTTACTAAATGATAGTTCTACAATTACAGAAGTTACTATCAAAGACTTTTACTACAACAGTACAAATAATACAGGACATGCATTTAGATTTGCTCCTGATGCTGTAATTACAAATAGAAGTCCTTACATAAAAGATGTAGCAGTAATTACAAAAGGTAGCGTAACAAGCGCAAGTGATCCAAGAGGTTTTGCACAAGGTGATGCTGGTAAAGGCGCACTAGTAGATGGTG